AAATTGATTAAACAACAGCTTAAATACATAACAATATAATTATTAGTCTGTTTGTTGTATGAATATTGAGTTTTCAAATGAACAAAATGAAGCATATAATAAATACATTTCAGGAAATAATGTATTTATTACTGGACCAGGTGGTTCAGGTAAATCAGAGTTAATAAAAAAAATTTATGAAAATGCAAAAAAACATGGAAGAAAAATTCAAATTTGCGCACTTACTGGTAGAGCTGCAATATTATTGAATTGTAATGCTAGAACTTTACATTCTTGGGCTGGAATTGGATTAGGTAAAGGTTCAACTGAACAAATTGTCAAAAAAGTTTGTAGTAACAAAAATAGTGTAAAAAATTGGAAATCTACATCCATTCTTGTAATAGATGAGGTAAGTATGTTGTCTTATAAATTATTTAATCTATTGGATAAAATAGGAAGAACAATCAGAAGTGCAACAAATTATTTACCTTTTGGTGGAATTCAATTAATATTTAGTGGTGATTTCTTCCAACTACCACCAGTTGGAGACCGTGATGACCCTGAAAGTAGTCAATTTTGTTTTGAAAGTGAATTTTGGAACCAAACATTTCATAATTCTTGTCAAATTCAACTTAAGAAAATTTTCCGCCAAAAAGATGATGAATATGCAAGCATTTTAAATCAAATAAGAGAAGGAAGGATAACCAGAAAAACTTGCAATAAATTGGCTGAACTTGTTGGGAAACCTATACCATCTGATATTTTAGTTAAACCAACAAAATTACTCCCTACACGTATGCAATCAGATGCAATTAATAATTATGAAATGGGATTAATACCTAGCGAATCAGTTATTCAATATGAATTAAAGTTTTGTAAAAATTTGCCAATAACAGAAGAAGAAAAAGAAATAAGAAAACATTTTACTGATGCTGAAATAGAGTATGAATTAAAATATTTACATGATAATATGATGTGTGATGATATAATGAATTTAAAAATTGGAGCAAAAGTTATGTGTTTAATTAATATTCCATGCACAGAAGATAGTCCTGTTTTATGTAATGGGAGTCAAGGAATAGTTACAAGTATTAGTCCATTAGGATTTCCTATGGTAAAATTTAGCAATGGTTATGAAAGGGAAATGGCACCACATGTATGGATAAGTGAACGCATACCAGGAATAGGATTATCGCAAATTCCTTTGATATTGGCATGGGCTATAACAATACATAAATCTCAAGGTGCAACATTAGAATCTGCTGAAATAGATGTAGGAAGAGGTATATTTGAATGTGGACAGACTTATGTAGCATTATCAAGAGTGAAATTACTTGAAGGACTATATTTAACATCTTTTGACCCTTCACGAATATTAGTTAATAAAAAAGTAAAGGAATTTTATAAAAAATTAACTGAAATTCAATCAATTTGTATAAATCCTATAAATGGTTCAGATTCTGAAATAAAAAAAAATATATTTGATAATTTTGCATATAAACAAACTGAATTAGATAAAGAAGTTGATTTTATTGAAGATGTAAATAAAAATGCTTAATAAATAAAAATATTTTATATATATATGAACTTTAACAATAAAACATCTATATGTTTATCTATTTTAATATTTTTAATATTGATATCATCTTTTTTTTATAAGGAAGGATATTCTAATAATTTAGAACTTATTCCTGGTACATATCCTCAAAGTACAGAAATTCCTCTTTTAAAAGATTCCTACCCTTTGACTGGAAGAAAAACTGTAACCAATAATAGTGATGCTAACATTTGGTGGCATTATCCAACATTTAAAGTTGGTTCTTATACTCAAATTACTAATAATCTTAAGTATCCTAACAATCCTGATGTTGGACAATGTCGTCCTGCAGAATTTTGTGGAGCTCTTTATAAAGAACAACAAATAGCTTCTAATATTTCACAACCCCTCCCACCTTCACCTAGTGTAACTACAGAATCAGTAAGAGTTGGATATTATTCAACTCCTTTAAATTTATTTTTAGGAAATCAACTTGGACCTGAACTACCTACCTTTTAAACCTTTATCACATATTTGCCTTTGTTTCATCAAAAGATTCTGTTCTTATTTTGATGACACTTATTATAGATTTATTTTTTATATTTAATAAACATCCTGAATTTGATTGCAATGATTCACATTCTATTTCTTTTTTAACTCTTTTATTTGGTGCACGATGAGTATGACCGGTTTTTCTCTCTTCTTCTATGATTGACCATATATTTTTAAGTTGTTCAATATTATCTTCAAACCATTTTTTATTTCTTAATACTAATACACAACTATATTCTTCTAATTTCCAGTAAATAAATTTTAAAAATGTATAACCATACTCGTTGGATTCATAATGTTCAATCATGTTTTGTTCCCAATTTTCTATTTCGTCTGATGATATTATATGAAGCGGTTTGTACGCATAAAAAGGTTTACCATCATTTGTATGAAAATAAATGATTATACCTTTTAATGAGCCATCCTTAGATAATGTTATATTATTATCATATTCATCATTATCTTCTTCAAATTCGTTCCAATTTGAGTATTCTACAAATTTTGTTTCTAAAAAATCACATTCATTTAGATTACATGTCTCCATTTGTAATTGCATTTGTATCCAATATTCTTTCTTTGGATTCCCATTAATTTCACGATTCACAATATTTTTAATTTCAAGCATTCTTCCATAGCGTCCATTATCCTTATCAATATTTATACCATCTGGTGATGCACCTAAAAAAGAGTACTGCGGATGTTGAATGCATCCAAAATCACCTACTTTTGTCTTATATTTATCTTCATATATCATTACCGAAATAGGTTCATATTTTTGTCCCCAATGTAGTGTACTATTTGTATTTACTTGTTGTTTTTGTATATTATTATCGTTTTCATTTTCATTCTCTGGTATAAATAAAGGTTGACATTTTTCATATATAAGTTGGTTCTGAGTGTTCTGGTTTTCAAATGCTTTATATGCATTGCTTGCTGTTATTAAATTGTGACGAAATTTATACCATTCTGATGTCCTTTGTTCTGGTTGTTCAAGTTCACTTAATTCTTTAATTTGTTTTTCTAAATATTTAATTTCATTTATTGAGCGTTTATTTTTGCAAACACTTCTTTGTGAGCGTCTTGGTAGAAAATTATCATAAAAAATAGAAGCTGCAGTATCAATTATATTATCTATTTCATCCTCAGCATCCTCATTAAAAAATGTATCTCCTTGAAAATGAATAGTAAACAGTTCTTTTATATCAGTAAACATATCTTCTTCAAAATCAGGTTCACTAATACTTGTTGGATTTTCATTTATATAATCATACATAAGCTGTAAACATGTCTCAATCATTTCTATTTCATTCTTATTATTATGAGCATCATTTATATAACTTGGCTCCTCTTCAGGAGTCAAACTATTTAAAATGCATGTTAATGGCTCTAATTCATTTAATAACATATATATCTTTTGATATGTATATTATATAATAGTTTCTATATTTTATTTCATATATATTTTCATTATTATTCATCTTTTTCGGAATCAGATAATATTTCTATTTTTGAATTATCCTTTATATTCTTAGCTGTAACACGCACTTTTTTAGGTGGTAAACTTTTCAATGTAGATAATCTTTTATCCATATTTTTTAAAGTAAAATGCTTTGTTACTTTATTATAATGTAGAGCAGGTATATCTTTTATTTCTCCAGTTGTCTTATCATAATCAACATCTTTAATTCTTTGAAGTCTTTTTCTATCTAATGAATCTTTTAAAAATGCAATTAATAAACTTTCATCTTCACTGTCATAATTTTTCTCTTTGGAATAATTTTCTGCAAATGCAATCAATTTCTTTGTTTTTACTGTTTTATCTAATTTAGACCATGGCTCATTCTGATTTTTTGTTTTATTATCTTCTAGAAATTTTTCCAAATTAGATAAATCATTTGATGATTTTATTTCTTGAATAACAGTTCCATTTATCAACATTGTTTTATATTTTATATTTTTTAACTCAATGCATTCCTCTTTTTTTATTGTTTCTTGGGTTTCTTGGGTTTCTTCAATTTCTTCTATTTCTATTTCAGAAAAATCTTGCAAATCATTATTTGTTAACATCTTTTTATATTATTATAATAAATTAACTTTAACTATAAATTATAATATATTATTTTAGATTATATTATAAAGTAATAATAATAATATTAACAATGTCCGAAGATAAAAAAATATTTATTAATGGAACAAATAATAAGTATCAAATAAATAAATTAAAAAAAGAACCTATTAGTATAAAAAAAAAGAAAGATGTAGAAAGATGGGGAATACCTATTCAATTCTTTGAAGAAGAGAAACAAATAAATATTTTAGAAGATTTGATTTTGTTGCTTGAGAGAAAAACAAATATAATAAATAATTTTAAACTTGAATTAACTGAAGAACATTATAAAATTATACAATCATTAATTAACAAAAAATTATCTAGCTATAAACAACAAGATATTATTAAAAAAAGATTAGATAATCAAAATTTTATTCAAATTGAAGAAGTAATAGATATTTTCAAGAAGAATCAATTATCATGTTATTATTGCAATGAAAAAGTATGTTTGTTATATGAGATTGTGAGAGAAAATAAACAATGGACATTAGACCGAATAAATAATGATATTGGTCATAATAGTGGAAATTGTGTATTAGCTTGTTTATCTTGTAATTTGAAACGCAGGAGAATTGGTGCTGATGCATTTTTATTTACAAAACAATTAAATATTGTAAAACAAGATTCTGAAACAAAAGATACAAACATTGTTTAGGTTAAAATAAAATAAATACAACATTCACTTATAATAATGCAAAACAAATATAACTTTCAAGAGAGAAATAAAGATATGCCAAAAGAATGGAAATGGAGTTTAGGAGAATCTTATCAAAGGAGTGCTCGCTTTAGAAAAACAGTTGAACAAATAGATGAAGAAAAAATAGAATTTAATAGAGAAATGGAAAAATTTAACCAACAAATAAAACAAAATGCATATGAACAATCTTTTTTAACAGAAAATGATAATTGGGGAATAGGGATTGGTTCAGATATGATGTTCACTCTTCAATCAGCAAACAAGAGAGAAGAAGCATCTAATAAAATGGCTGAAAGACAAATGGTTGGTCAAATTGGTTTCAATCCTTTTTTATCAAATAATTCTTATGTAGATGATGTTGCTGTTCAAGAAAATTTTTTAAGACCAAAACCAACCAGTTTTGAAAAAGAGAAATTCTCTCAAAATGAATAATTTAATATGTTATAATATGTTAATAATATATGTCTCATAATTTTACAATTCAAGATATAGATCATGACAATGATTATGATATACCTGATGATGTTCTTGAACTTTTAATAAATATGCCTGTTCAACAATCAGGTTCGCAACAATTTACAGGATTACAACAACAATTTACAGGATTAGAACAACCACATAATGTTTTAAAGGAAACATTAGAACGTGTAGATCATGATATTTTGAGAATTACAAGTGAAGATTTGCAAAGATTGAAAGACTTAAACGAGATATTAAAAAATAATCAAGAAAACCCTTATGAAAGAAGGCCTATTCCAGAAATGCCAGAAAATATTATAAAAATTCAAGCTATTGTTACTGGAATTTTAGAATCTTGTTTGAATAATGTTGAATTTTTTGTTGATAAGGTTATTGATGACATTTTAAAAAACGATTTAATATATTTATATTATATAATATTACAAGAAGAAGGAAGAAAAGGTAATAAAATGATTCCAAGTGAACTTTTAATTGCATTTTTAAATTCATTTTGTGTTAATTCACTATCTAGAAATCCGGAATTTGATTCTTTTGGATTAAGAATGCGTACCACAGGAGAAATTTTGGCAAGTATATTTAAGGATTATTTTGGTATTGATCAAAAGTATATTGGTCTTCCCACTCAACAAGCTCCACCCGGCACTTACCCAGAAGATACGTGGGCACCTAGACAAAGAAGAAGTGCCGATTTTCAGCAAATACTAGATAGAGTGAATGAAATAAGTGTTTCTATTCTTCCTCATTATGCGCACATGTATACAGCACTGTATTGTGAATATCTGCATAGACATCCTGATGATACATCTCCAGGAGATGGTGGTTCTACAGCTCCAGCAAGGTTGTGCACAATCTCTGGTGGATCAAAAAGAAAAGTAAAGAAATCCAAAAAATCTAAAAAGAAGTATAATAAATTAAAAAAATCCAATAAATCCAATAAATCCAATAAATCCAATAAATCCAATAAAAGGCAAAAATATTGAAAATAAAATTTATCTTTAAATAATATATAATGAATAGAGTATTTAAAACAGCTTGTTTCCAAATTTTATGTATATTATTTTTTACAGGCGTTTATAATGTTTTTAGTGAACATTTTGATTTTGAAGATGGAAAAAATACAGATAAAAGAATAGATTATTTATTATTAAGTACAACAGTTCAATGTAGTATAGGTATTAGTGGGTTAAATCCAACAAGTAATTTGGGTAAAATCATTTTAATAATTCATCAATTAACTGTTTTATTTTTACATATTATAACTATTTATATTTTGAAATTTTAATTTTTATATAAAAAACAAGAAAAACAAGAAAAATAAATCAATAAATTACTATTTAAATAAATATTAAATAATAATTCAAAATGTCAGTAACAAGTTATGCAACTAAAAATGATTTATTATTAAATAACTTAATGGAATTTTACAAAAATGAAGAGAATATGAGTAAAATGTTGAAAATAATTACTGGAGAGTCAAAGATTTCTCTCCGCATTGTGGATTGGTTTGCAACAAATTATGCAAAAAAATATTATACTTTATATAACATTACTGATTCTAACGGAACAGAACGAAGATTCAAGGTTTATGTAGATTACAAGTTGAAGTTGAAAGCGTATAGTAAGGAAAATTTTGACCCTTTTTGCAGATGGGAACGCATAACAATTCCTTACAAAGGGGAAACATTTATTGAGACCACTATTGGTCAATTGAATTTTTTTAAATGGACATTGGAAAATAAAATAATTGATTATATTGAGAGCAATTATGCTGACATTGAAAAGGATATGAACAGCAGAAATAGCACGTCCAAACGAAAGGAGGCACCAGTTGATGCAACTAAGACAAGAAAGAAGCGTGAAGAACTCTCTGTTTCTGCTACTAAAAGCATCAAGAAAGAGAAGGTAGAAATTGTAGTGAGTTTTAATTAAGTGATTTTGATATTGCTTTTTAGATCTACAAAACAAAACAAAACAAAACAAAACAAAAAACTATTATTTAAATAAAAATCGCTTATTTAAATAATGGGAAATTCCATGTCTTCACAGAAAATCAATTTTGAAGATATGCAAAATGTTTGTAAAAAACACGAATCTTATATTTTAATAAATACTTTACCTGATACAGAACAAACTTGTCTTATTCTTAATACACTTATATCTGAAAAAGAAGAAGCAATTATAAATAAATTATTACGAAGTGGTTCTAAAGAAGTCAAAATCATTATTTATGGTCGTAATTCTAATGATGATAGTGTTAATAAAAAATACGAACAATTATTAAAACTTGGTTTCAGAAATTCTTATATATATGTAGGAGGGCTTTTTGAATGGCTTTTATTACAAGATATTTATGGGGATACTGAATTTCCAACAACAAGCAAGCAATTAGATATATTGAAATACAAACCATATAAGAGGTTAGATATTGCTCTTTTAGAAAATGGCTAAACTATTAATTATGTAAATTTATTTATCATATAAATATATATTTTTTATAAGGTTTATATACTTTAGAATATACTTTTCTAAAAGTATATTATATGACTACTGAAAAAGATATTTTTGTAAATTCAATGGTATATCCTAGTAATTTTTATACAGAAACAGGAACAGTAACAGAACATGTAAAACCCGAAAATAATTCATCTGAAAAAGGGATCAATATTAAAGAAAAATATAATAGTATTAATAAAGAAAATTTATTTTTATTTTTAAACAATAAACCTGTTACTATTTTAGCATTTGCAACTGCATTTGCGGTTGGATTTGCATTAAAAGATTTTGTAGGAGCTTTTGTTCAAAATATATTTCAACCTTTATTAATGAATTTAATTATGTTAATTGATAGAAATAATTATTTACCATTTACATCTTATTTGAGAGAAAAAAATCCACAAGTAGATATTGCAAGATTTTTAGGAGCTATACTTACAGTTAAAATTGTGATTATTTTATTATATTTGATGAATAAATATGAAAATTTATTTTTATTTTAGAATAAAATAATTTATGATAATTATAAATAAATAATTACCTACCTGTAAATATTTTCAAAAGTGGAAGATGTTCATATGTATTATAATCTTTATAATTATCGTAAGAAAATGTAGAATCTATGTATATATGAATATTTCCTAACATTACATCTTTCTTGTATTCTTTTTGTAATAAACATGCAAATACTCTCTCAAAAAGCATTCTGTTATATCTATTTAAAATAGTAACTAGTAATATACTAATATTATATTTAGAATCAATATGTTTTAAAAAATCATATTCAATTATAGTCATTGCTCCAAAACACCCTTTCCATAATGTTGTATTATCATAAAAATCCAATAATTCATCATTTTTAAATAATTTTATAATTTTTCGTTCATTTTCTGGGTCATCGTAATCATGCTCAAATTCCCATAAAATCTTGTATTTATCAATTTTTAAATCTATATATCTTTGTATAAATACAGAGTCATGAATTATAAATGCTACATCAAATAATTTATTTTTTAAATAATAATAATAAGGCAAAAATTCCCCTCGGCCAGGATACTCGCTATTTATAATAATTGTATTGTATAATTTTTTATTTGTTATATAATTGTAATTACTATTGTCATCAATAATTATTATTTTATTTTCTGGATAAAAATGTCTGATATTGTCATAACATTTTTGCCAATAAAAATTTGTGTTTTCGTTATTAACATGTCTTAATATTATAAATCCATAGGTTTTTTCATAATTATTTTTCATATTATAATTTGTCAAATAAAATAATTAATTAAATAATACACAAAAAATTGATTTAATTATAATACTTAATTTTAGGTATTACAATTATAATTATGACATCAATTGAATCAGAGAATATACTTCTTAAAATTGGACCGCTTATTCCAGGAACAGTATTACAAAGACCATCAAAGCATATTAAATCTCCTTATGTAGCTGATATTTTGATTTATGAAAATGATATGAAGAGAGAAATATTAGCACATAGTGCTTCCCTCGGTTGTGGAGGCATGGCTGAAGAAGGTGCTCATGTATTGATGTCTTTATTAACTGCTAAAGATGCGAACCTTGATGTCAAAAAATGCAGTCACAGAATTTGTCTATCTATTGTTAAAGATTGTGATCATCCTGGAGAGGAGTGTGTAGTAGGAATATATCCAAAATTAGCAGAACATTTAGCAGAATCTGCGTTAAAAGGGGGATTTCTCTCTTCACTTCAAAATCCAAAGTCTTATAGAAGAGAGACGGTGATTAAAATTAAAGACAAAGTGGATTCGCGATTTGATTTTACAGGAATTGATGAATCTGGAGTACCATTTATTATGGAAATCAAGAATGTTCCTATTGCGAATTATGAAGAAATCCAACAGGTTAAAAAGACCAGTAAAAAGAAAACGCAAGATGTAACTGATTATAAGTGCAGACCTTTTGGTTCAAAAGTTGCATATTTTCCAGAAGGTTACCGAAAAAAAAGCACTGACACTGTGAGTCCTCGTGCATTAAAACATGTTAAAGAACTTACACAGATAAAGTGTGATTCTACGTCAGACAAACCAATTCGCTGTATATTATGCTTTGTTATACAGAGAGATGATGTAGAACGATTTCAAACATGTAGTTTTGATCCAGAATATAAGGAGGCTGTTAAAATTGCAAAAGATAGCGGCGTTGAAATTGTTGCAATGGTTGTTAAGTGGGACAAAAATGGATATGCAACATTTATAAGGGATGATTTACCTATTAACTTTTGAAAAATCATAAAATTTTGTGTTAATTTTACTAGAATATAATATATTTTTATATTTATATTTATATATGAGTAATTACTTAGATAGTGGTTATGTTGCTTCTGGTAATCAACCTACTGTAACTGTAACTGTGCCATCTACAGATATTTATAATGTTACAAATATTTGCGGTGTTTATAAGATGAATGGTAATCAATCCGCAGGTCTAATTAGTTTAGTGGGAATTCCTACAACCTTAGAGTTTCAACAAGGTTTAGAGAATATATGCGATGGGTATTTACTATATCCTGGTTGGGCATTCCAAATATTTGATACTACTTCAGGATTTCCACAAGGCAACAACGTAAAGAGTTTGATTTATTATAATGATACACAGTGGGGTAGAGTATTTACTATTGGTACAAATTTTACAAACGATTGGTTTACTGGTACCAATCGTACACCCATTACCATAAGACAAGCAAATAACACGACTAACTGGGCAGCTAATGTTTCTGATTCAGTTAGAGTATGGTTTAGGGGTAGTGAAATGAGGTCAGCTTGGGACCCAGCCACGATAATGGCTCCTACTACGGTTGATACTATAGGAGGTACTATTACACGATTAGTAAGCACAATCTAGTTATGAGTAGTTGAATTATTGCTCTAAATATAATCGCATTTTTCTGTTAAATATTCTACTTCATTTGCATTAATTTTTATAATTATTTTGAAAGGTTTACCGCAACCATATATTTGATTTTCTTGAACTAATTGATTACACTCTTCTTTACTTGCATGAGGATTCATTTGTTGTCCTGTTTTTTTTATTATTCCATGCCGAAAAATACAACAATTTAACTTTTCTATTATTACATGTTCTTCACAATATGGACAAGTAATAATAATATCATTTACTAATTCATAATTATTTTCCATATACAAATATAGAAATAAAAAATTTATATAATTATTCTTTATTGTTACTTTTTATTGTAGTTCTTTATATTGTTTTTTATAATATATTGGACCCGGCTTCTTTATATTGTTTTTTATAATATATATTGGACCCGGCTTCTTTATATTGTTTTTTATAATATATTGGACCCGGCTTCTTTATATTATTTTTTATAATATATATTGGACCAGGCTTCTTTATATTGTTTTTTATAATATATTGGACCCGGCTTCTTTATATTGTTTTTTATAATATATTGGACCAGGCTTCTTTATATTGTTTTTTATAATATATTGGACCCGGCTTCTTTATATTGTTTTTTATACCTTTTAACATTTCAAACGTAAATTATTTATACACGATATTATTACCATTAAAATAATCAATCGTTTTTAGAATCCCACTTTCTAAATCATATATTGGTCTCCAGTTAAGTATTTGTTTTGCTTTTGTAATATCTGGTTTCCGATTGGTAGGGTCATCTGAAGGTAAATCTTTATATATGATTTTTGAATTGGAATTAGTCAATTTTAGAATAATGGTTGCTAACTCTTTCACTGTTATTTCGTGTGGATTACCAATATTCACAGGATAAACATAATTTGATGCCATAAGTTGGATAAGTCCATTGATTTGGTCTTCAATATAACAAAAACTTCTTGTTTGTTCTCCGTTACCATATAATGTAATAGGTTCACCATTTAACGCTTGGTTAATAAAATTACTTACAACTCTTCCATCATTTTTATCCATTCTGGGACCATACGTATTGAATATTCTTACAATTCTGACATCTACATTATACTTCTTATGATAATCAATTATCAGGGTTTCTGCTATGCGTTTACCTTCATCATAGCAACTTCTTATTCCAATGGTATTTACATTCCCTCTATATTCTTCTGTCTGAGGTGAAATTTCTGGTTCACCATATACTTCTGATGTGGATGATTGCAAAAATTTTGCGTTCTTTATTTTTGCTAATTCTAAGAGATTTAATACACCTAAAAAATTAACTTTTAAGGTATTTATAGGATCTTGTTGGTATTTTTCTGGTGAAGCTGGACAGGCAAAATTATAAATCTCATCAATATTACAGTCAATTTGCAATGGATTAATAATATCGTGGTTGATAAATACAAAATATGGATTACCCATTAAATGTTCTATATTTCTCATATTTCCAGTGAATAAATTATCTAGACAAATCACATTATTAACTGTTATGTTGTTACATCTATTTTCAGATGTATTATTAGTCAATAATCTTTCACACATGTTTGACCCAATAAACCCGGCACCTCCTGTTATCAGAATTGTTTTCATGTATATCATTATTTATATTATTATATTATTATTTATATTATTTATTCAATGATTTCAAATAATTATTCATATAATTGTCTATAAATAATTTGCGTTTGAACTGTGCAAAGGTGTAAAAGGTGTAAAAGGTGTATAATATATATTTGTGAATTCAAAGATGCATGTATTCATAAAGTGAATTCTCGCACTGCATAAACCATTGATAAAGGACAATTGGATTTTCATTAATATCTATATTTCCATCAATTAATGTTACTTTTTGTTTATCAAATGAATTTATCATTTCTTCATGATAATTGTTGCACATCTTTAAGTATTCAAGAGGAATAACATTTTCCCCTTCACGCGATCTCATCTTGATTCTTTGATAACAAATGACTGGGTCAGTTTTAATATAAATAATTTTTTGAACTGGATAATCCTTCGCAAAAGTATCAAACCACTTTAAATAAATCTGATAATCTACAGTATGAATTTTGTCCTGCTCATACAACATTTTAGCGAAAATATGACGATCAGTATTCAAACTACGCTCTGTAATTATTGTCGCATTGGGATATTTTTCATGCGTTTCCTTCAAAAGCGCTAGACGACTTATATATGCTGCCATTTGAAATGAAAACGACCAAGATTTTGAATCTGCATAAAAGAGCTCTAGTAAATTTTTGCCATTATTATCATGAATAGACTGCCATGTAGATACTGGTTCTTCTAAAAAGACAAATTTTGAACGACCTGAAAATTTCTGCTTTAAATAATCAAAAAGAGTTGACTTTCCTGCACCAATATTTCCATCAATAGAAATAATTCTTGGAATTCCAGAAATCATATTGTTTGAATTAGTTGAATTATTTGACATATTATAGGATAATGTATTGTACAACTATTTATATAAATCTATTCTATTTCAATTTTTTCATTATTTAACTATAATTTACCTTATAACTTTACTTGTTTATAAAAAAATTGATTTAAAAAAGTAAGTTAAAGAGAGTTTTACAAATTATAATACATCCAACTCAAAAGTAATCAAAATGCTCCTTAATCAGTCTAAGCTTTCTAAATCTGAATGGAATGCAATTGAAGTTCCTGTAGATGAAAATGAGAAAACTGTTCTAGAACTTATTAATAATGGATATAAAAATGTTAATATCATTCACAATACTAATAATTCACTATTTTCATTCTTGAAAATTGATCAAACCCCTGAAATGGAAGACCATCTTTATAATGTTTATTTTGGGAAGAAAGTTACAACCCTGAAAAAAAAATATAACTGTGAAACATTAATTATTTCTGCGCTTTCATCACCTACAATCAAAAAGGCAGATATTATTCGTTTGCAAAAAAATGACCCTGAAAAAATGAACCCAGAAAATGCATTTGAATATTTACTTCTAGAACAAGTAGAATATATTTTAAAGTATCATAAAAAAGAAAAGAAAACCAAATGGATGTTTCATTATTTCACATTATTCAAATTGGTTCGCAATAATATTTCACATTTAAATCGTCATATTATTTGTATTGTCAATTGGGTGATGAATAAATTTGAATCAGAATTAGATATTAGAGAAGTAATTAATAATGGTGTAGATTATATTGAGAAAAATACTGTTTTATTGAAATATGAAGATATAAAATTATACAAACATCAAAAGGATATCTTCACAATCATGAAGACAAGAGGTCCTAAATTAACTTTATATATTGCTCCAACAGGAACCGGAAAAACATTAACACCTATTGGTCTTTCAGAGGAACATAGAATCATATTTGTTTGTGCTGCTAGACACGTTGGATTAGCATTGGCTAAAGCTGCAATTTCAATAAATAAGAAGATTGCATTTGCATTTGGTTGTTCAAGTGCTGATGATATTCGCCTACATTATTTTGCAGCAAAGGATTTCATTAAAAATAAGCGTACTGGTGGAATCGGAAAGGTAGATAATAGTGTTGGTGACAAAGTAGAAATTATTATTTGTGATTTAAAATCTTATTTACCAGCAATGTATTATATGTTAGCCTTTAATCCTAAAGAAAAAATAATTGTTTATTGGGACGAACCAACTATTACTCTAGATTATGACCAACATGAATTGCATGAAATTATTCAAAAAAATTGGAGTGAAAATTTAATACCTAATATGATATTATCTTCTGCTACCTTGCCAAAGTTACACGAACTTTCTAGTGTAATAAGCGATTTCAAGGAAAAATTCTCTGGTGCACAAATTCATAATATTGTAAGCAATGATTGCAAGAAATCTATACCGATTATTAATAAATATGGTTATGTAGTGTTGCCTCATTATTTGAGTGAGGATTTTGATAAAATTAAAGAAATTGTTAAACATTGTGAAAATAATTTAACATTATTACGTTATTTTGACTTGAAGGAAGTAATAGAATTTATTATGTATCTTGAAAAAACTGATCATATTCCTTCAAATACAAAAATTTTAAGAAAATTCTTAAGTTTGGAAGATGTAACAATGGAGAGAATAAAGCTTCATTATTTGGAAATATTAAAAAAAGTTATCGGTGGAACATGGGGAATAGTTTATTCTACTTTGAGATATTCTCGTGTTAAGAGAATTTTACAAAATGATAAAGTGGATGTAACTGGAAAAACTATTCGTAAGGCTATTAGCATTGGTCCTGGTTCAATTCCGTCAATTCAAAATGCAAATAAAGAAGGTGCAAATAAAGAAGGTGGTGGTTCATTATTAAGAACAGTTAGCATGCAAGAACCTATTCAATCTAATGAGACGGAAGAAGGTAATTGTGGTATTTATATTACTACAAAAGATGCATATACATTAAAAGATGGTCCAACAATATTTCTATCAAATAATGTAGATAAAGTTGCAAAATTTTGTATTCAACAAGCAGCAATTCCTGCATCAGTAATGGACGAAATTATGCAAAAAATAGAATTTAATAATTTATTAAATACAAAAATTTGCAAATTGCAGCATGAGTTAGAGGATATTATTGAGAAAAATGATGGGAAAGAAGAATCCTCAAGTTCAAAAAAGAAAGGTAGTGATAAAGATAAAGAAAAAGACAAGGGAAAAGAGAAAGAAATAGGTAAGAGTGATGTAAGCACAAATAAATTTCGCACAGAAATAGAGACTTTACAATCTATGATTAAAAATGCTGAACTAAATGAAACATTTATACCAAATAAACAGTTACATATAAAAAAATGGGCTGATGGATTAGATACATTTCGCTCATTTACAAGTGATATTGATGAATTAATAGTTCTTGATATTATGGCTATTGAGGATGTTGAAAACAGCTGGAAAATATTGTTACTTATGGGAATCGGAGTATTTAGTACTCATACAAGTATTGCTTATATGGAAATAATGAAGAAACTTGCTGATCAACAGAAATTATATCTAATATTGGCATCAAGTGATTACATATATGGAACAAATTATCAATTCTGCCATGGTTATTTGAGCAAGGATTTGGTATTAACACAAGAAAAAATAATTCAAGCATTTGGTCGTATTGGACGCAATAATATTCAACAAGATTATTCTATACGATTGAGAGATGATGAACACATTCAAAAGTTATTCTATCCTGAGTTAGATAAACCTGAAGTAAGAAATATGAATAAATTATTCAAGACAAATACACAATTGGTCGTGTAATCAAACATATAATAAATATTATGTAAAAATTATGTAAATATTATATAAAAACAATATAAAAATTTTTTTTAATATTGTTATAAGAAATGATGGTAACAACATATACAGCATTGCATTTGGTTGAAGTTGAAAAAAGTGGACTTTCAGATTCAAAGATGATTATTTTATTTGATGAGAGTGAACAAAATTATTATTTATATGGTACACGTAGAGAAATAAAATCAACAAACAATGAAAGGTTACATTATGAATATGTGTATGATTATAGCAGATTGAATTCATTAGTCTCGCTAATTTTCTTGATAACAAACAAATTGAGTAGAGAAAATGATGATTGCAATTATATTATTGAAATTCATAATATTCAAATTAATGCTGAAGAACATCCATATTTGGATTATTTTTATTTGATTAATAAATTTACAAAACACAATGAAATGGTTGCATATGATAACCATCTATTGAAATATAATAAATTGAAAAAGATTCTAAAAACCCTAACATCTAGTTATTAAGGGAAATAGATTTAAATCTTAGAAACTAGTTTCTCAAGTCCTTCGTCAAAATCGGTTTGTATAGTCCATCCCATTTGTTTCAACTTGTCATTGCTAATATGATAACGTTTATCATTGAAAGGTCGGTCCTCAATATAAGTTATCCATTTATTATAATTTTCAGGAGATTCATTTTTCAAAAGCTTAATTAATTTATGTGCAATTTGTGTGACACTATACTCAAGATGGTCATCACTTCCAATATTATATATTTCACCGATACTACCTTTTTCTAAAATAAGTTCTAAAGCGGTACAAACATCATTTACATGTAAAAAAGCGCGTAAATTAGTTCCATCTCCTTGGATTGTAACAGGTTTGTCTTCTTGTAATAGCTGAATAAACCTAGGAATCAATTTTTCGGGATATTGATTGGGACCATAAACATTATTACCACGTGTAATAATAATTGGCATTTTAAAAGAATAATAATAAGATTTGGCAATGAGTTCAGCTGCTGCTTTTGTGGCAGCATAAGGATTTGTTGGACACAAAATAGAGTTCTCATTTTTCTTTTCTTCACCTTCTTGAATCATAGACTCACCGTAAACTTCATCAGTAGAAATATGGATGAATTTTTGAATTTTTCCGTAAAGACGACATGCTTCTAAAAGAGTATGAGTGCCGAGGATATTATCTTGAGTATATTGGAGAGAATCGGAAAAAGAATTTTGTACATGGGATTGTGCTGCAAAATGGATAACAGTGTCTATATTATGATTATGCAGAATATAATTAACAAGATCGGTTGAACAAAGATTGCCTTTAATAAATTGATACCTATCTGATTCTCTTATTTTTTGAGAGACATTTGATTCAGAAGCACAATAATACATTGCATCTAAATTGATTATCTTAGCAGTTGGATTTGTGTTGAAATAATAATTAATGAAATTTGAGGCAATGAAGCCACAACCACCTGTGATTAGAAGATTCATTTATTTTATGTTATGGAATTAAATAACTTAAAATAACTTATAAAATAACATTTTGAGAATATTTTTCTAAACTTTTTTCAAATCCTTCTAAATTTATATTCATTTTTTTTAATAATTTATTATCTCCACAATAATTTTTACTTATTTGATTGTTTAAAATAATTATTTTTGATTCATCTTTCAATATTAATTTTGCAATATCAGAGAGTTTATATTTTTTTTCATAACAAATATTAACTGTTTTCTCCAGCACATTTTGATTATTAAAATTTTCAATATAATACTTCATAATATTTATAAAATCATCTTCATATACAAAATCAAAAAATTTGTCTTCAAAAATAGTCACATTAATATTATTTTTTTTTGCTAAAAAACATGATTTTATAAATCTTGTAAATTCTTCATTCACATGAAAAATATTAAAAATTCTTAAATTGAAAATATTGGAATATTGTTCACTTCTTTTATAAATCAAATATTTTGAAAAACCATAATAATCAGTTGGAATTGTAAATAATTCTTTTTCTTTGCGATTCATTATATTTGTTGAACGGTCATAAATTGCACCTGAATCAAAATTTATAATCATTTTAAATTTATCTGCAAAATAAAGTATATTTTCCATCATTAATAAATTATTTTTAACTACATCACCATTATCTTCTTTTGTTCTATTCCCACCAGAAATAGCTGTGTGCATTAAAATATCAAACTCTTTTTCTTTTAAAAAGTTTGATAGTTCAATGAAGTTACTAATATTTAATTCGTCTTTTGAAGGACTTATAATATTATGTTGAAGAGAGAAATAGTTTTTAATAATTTTTGCAATATTTCCATTTCCACCTGTAATAAGTATTTTCATATTTATAAAATATATATTTTTATATTTATATTTATATTTATATAAAAACATTTAAATAATTACAATAATTATAATGATGAAGAAAAATATTTTAATATATTCTCATCAAAATATGTTTATGCGTGATGATGGCGGAATAGTTGTTATGTTTAATCTTGCACATCTATTAGAAAAATATGGAGAAAATGTAAGAATTTATATTAATATAAAAAATGAAAATCATATATTTAATAAGTTTTATAATAATGATTTTCCAATAGATGATAATTGTGTTGTTATTTACTGTGAGGGAACTCAAGGCAATCCATTAAATGCAAAAAATGTTGTTCGTTGGATGCTAAGCGTATTAGGTCAAAATGTTCCATATTATTTTTTAAATACTTGGTCAAAAAATGAATTAGTTTATCATTTTAATTCAGAACCAAGATTTGATAATGAACCAGAAAAAATTGGGACTATTTACAAATTATTAACTCCAGTTTATTTGAATCCAAATATAAAAAAATATAATTATGGTATTAGAGATGGATTTTGTTATACATTAAGAAAAGCACAACGCATACACAAAGAAAACTTATTTATGGAACATCCACCTGGTTCATTTGAAATTACGCGTTTTCATAATATAGATGATTGTATAGAAATTTTTAATAACTATACTTTCTTTTTTTGTTATGATTCAAATTCATTTTTACCAACAATTGCCTCATTATGTGGGTGTATTCCAATTATCCATAAAATAAAAGATATAACAAAGCAAGAATGGTTAAAAAAAACTGGAAATTTAGAATATTTAAAATATAAAGGATTAGATAATTTATATGGAATTGCTTATGGGAAGGAAGATATTGAATATGCAAAAAATACACTGCATTTAGTAAAAGATCAATGGACCGATATTATTAATTTTTGTGAAGAAAAAACAGTTGTACCGTTTATTGAAGATCTTAAAAATTTTGAAAATATGCAAAATACTATAAAAAATAATTATTAATTATATTTTTATTAATTATATTTTTATTAATTATATTTTTATTTATTATATGAAAAATATACTAATTTATACTCATATGCCACAATTTTCATTTAGAGATGGCGGAACCATTGCACAATATTTTTTAGCTAATATTTTGGATAGCATTGGACAAAATGTTAGAATTTATTCAAGTAGTGGAATAAAAATTCAAAATTCCGTATTTTCTAAATTTTATAATAATGATTTTCCAATAGATGATAATTGTGTTGTAATTTATTGTGAAGGAACAATAGGAAACCCATTAAACGCTAAAAATGTAGTTCGTTGGATGTTAAGTGAATTAGGTCAGAACGTTTCAAAAACAAATCTACAATCTTGGGGTAAAAATGAATTAGTTTATTATTATAATTCTGAATTGAAATTTAACAAAAATCCTGAAAAAATTGGAGTAATTTATAAGTTATTAACTTGTATTTATATAAATCCTTATATAGTTAAATATAATTTTCAAGAAAGAAATGGAATATGTTACACAATTCGTAAATCATATAATATTCACAAAAAAAAATGTATTATGGTTCACCCTAAAGATGCTTTTGAAATAAAGGCACAACATACTCAACTACAATATATAGAAATTTTTAATAAATATGAATGGTTTTTATCATATGATTCAATAACCTTTTTAATTATTATTTCTGCATTATGTGGTTGCATTCCAGTAGTTTATAAAGTTGATGGATTGAATAAACAACAATGGATACAAACAACAGCTGCTGCTGAATATGTAAAATACAAAGGCCTGGATAATTTATATGGAATCGCTTATGGAAGAGAAGATATGGAATATGCAAAAAATACAATACATTTAGTTAAAGAACAATGGAATGATATATGTAATTTTTGCAAAGAAAAAACA